ATGGTGCTAAAGAAAGTTTTAGTGAAACCAATGACAGTTAATTATGACAAAAGAACCAATAGACGATAAGTTAAACTCTCTCTTAGATATCAACACCGATATCAAAAAAGAAACACAAGTAGTCCAACTTCCTTCAAGAGCAGAGAATATGGACACGGACTATAAGTATGCCCGTGAGAACCTCTATAACCTCGTAGAACGTGGACAAGACGCTATTGACGGAATACTTGAACTATCCAAAGAAACCGAACACCCACGTGCATATGAAGTCGCAGGACAGTTGATAAAGACTGTAGCCGATACTGCAGAGAAACTACTAGACGTACAAAAGAAAATTAAGGATTTGGAGAAAGAGGACGAACAAAAAATAGGTAAAGTTGAAAATCACCTATACGTTGGTTCTACTTCAGAACTGCAAAAGTTTTTGAAGAAAGAAAAGAAAGATGGTTAAACCTACAAATGAAGGTTATCTTGGTAATAACCTCATAAAAAGAGCTGGTGTTGATTCAAAATACACCGATAAACAAATGGCAGAATACTTGAAGTGTTCTGAGAATCCTGCTCATTTTATAGAAAATTATACACAAATCATATCACTAGACGAAGGAATGGTTCCTTTTGAATTACGTGGATACCAAGAAAAACTAATCAATCACTATGACAAGAATAGATTTAGTGTCGTTCTTGCAAGTAGACAGAGTGGTAAATCAATCACTTCTTGTGCATATTTGTTATGGTTTCTATTATTTAAACCCGAAGTTACTGTAGCAGTTCTTGCTAACAAAGGTGCAATTGCAAGGGAAATGATTGCACGTATCGTAACCATGTTAGAGTCTGTTCCATTTTTCCTTCAACCAGGCGTGAAGATTCTTAACAAAGGGTCAATTGAATTTGCAAATGATAGTAAAGTCGTTGCAGCTGCAACTTCTTCAAGTTCGATTCGTGGTATGTCAATCAACCTATTGTATCTTGACGAGTTTGCATTCGTAGACGATGCAGAGACATTCTATACTGCAACATATCCCGTTGTGACCTCGGGTAAAGACTCAAAGGTTATTATTACCTCAACTGCAAATGGTGTGGGTAATATGTTCCATAAGATATATGAAAGTGCAATTCATGACCAATCAGAATACAAATCATTCTTAATCAACTGGTATGACGTGCCTGGCAGAGATGACGAATGGAAGAAAGAAACAATTGCAAACACTTCAGAAGCACAATTCGAACAAGAGTATGGAAACTCATTCTTAGGAACTGGTAATACACTTATCAATAGTAATACACTACTTGGTATGAGAGCATTAGACCCCGATTGGAATAAAGACAATCTGTTTCTATATGAAAGACCAATTGAAGGTCATAGATACGTTTGCACTGTAGATGTATCAAAAGGAAGAGGTATGGATTACTCTACATTCACGATTATAGACGTGACTACGAGTCCATTTAAACAAGTTTGCACGTATAGGGATAATATGATATCACCTCTTCTCTTTCCCGATATTATAAATAAATACGTAAAACATTATAATGAACCAGTCGTTATTATAGAAAATAATGCAGAGGGTGGAATGGTTGCAACACAATTACATTACGAGATAGAATATCCGAATGTTTTTGTCCAAGGTCAATTAAAAGCAGAAGACATTGGTGTAACTATGTCGAGAAAGATTAAGAGAATCGGTTGTTCTACTCTTAAAGAATTATTAGAAGAAAATAGACTTATCCTCAACGATAGGCACACTATAACAGAACTTATGACTTTTGTCCATAAGGGAAATAGTTGGGAAGCGGATAGAGGATATAATGACGATATGGTCATGAATTTAGTGTTATTCAGTTGGTTTGTAACAACTGCATACTTTGAACATTTAACAGATACACAAGTTAAAGACTTATTATATGCAGAACAACAGAAGTTAATAGAAGATGATTTACTACCAGCTGGTGTTTTTGACGGACAAAGTGGTCAAGATACCTTTGTAGACACTGAAGGAGACAGATGGTTCACATCATCTATGAATAATTAAAACAAAGTAGGTTTGTTGGGTTATTTAAAGTTATAAATAAAACAGTAAACAACTTTTTACATTAACAGGAGTAAAAGTATGGCATTTCAAGTATCACCAGGCGTACAGGTCTCAGAGATAGACCTTACAAATGTTGTTCCAGCGGTATCATCAACTACAGGTGCATTTGCTGGACATTTCCAATGGGGCCCTGTTGGTGAAGTAGTAACAGTTTCAGATTCAAAGGGTTTAGTTGATAATTTCTATCAACCTGCTAATTCCGACGCTGGAGCAGAGGACTTCTATTCAGCGGAAGCATTTTTAAAGTATGGTTCATCACTTAGAGTGGTTAGAATCAACACATCTCAACTAAACAACGCAAACGCTTCAAACGCAACTGCATTATTAAAGAACGATGACGATTACGTCAACACTTACCAAGATGGTTCTCAGAGTGGAACTGTAGGTAATTACATTGCAAAATACGCAGGTTCTTTAGGTAATTCATTAAAAGTTTCCGTTTGTGGTTCATCAGATGCGTATTTTAACGACGCAGTAACAACAACTTCTGCACAAGAATCAGTAGGACAGACAACAATATCTGTTACTGCTTCTTCAGGAATGTTTGTTAGAGATATCGTTAGATTCGCAGGTCACAATACAGAGTATAGAGTGACTTCAATCCCCGATTCAACTTCAATAGTAGTTGAAGCAATCGGACAACCTGCTGGAACAGGTCTAACTGCATTAGTTGCCTCAGGTGCTAACGTAGATAGATATTGGGAGTTCTATAGTTCTTTCGATAAAGCACCTGGCAAGTCGGGTACTGCAACTGCCGCTGGTGGTTCAGATGACGAAATTCACGTAGTAGTTTCAGACGAAGACGGAGAGTTAACTGGAGTTAAAGACACAATCCTAGAAACATATGGTTTCTTATCACTTGCGTCAGACTCAAAAGGTTCTCAAGGTGAGTCAAACTATTACAAAAACGTAATTGCACAAAAATCAGACTATATTTACTGGTCAGGTCATTCAACAGACCTACTTGCAAGTGCAAACGAAACAAGAACACACTTACAATCTGCTACAACAGCATTTGGAAGACCTTCAGGTGTTATCTCTCACTCATTACAGGGTGGAGTTAACGGAAGAGCTCCTACTGCTGGTGAGAAATATGGTGCATACCAAACACATTTCGGTGATGCAGAAACAGTAGACGTGTCATTCTTAATCGTAGGTTCAACAAGAACAGACGATGGTTCAGGTAACGAACAAGATTTACTTGCAGACCACAACACAATATGTAACCAAATTATACAAATTGCAGAAGACAGAAAAGACTGCATGGTTATATGTTCACCAAGACGTGCAAGTGTTGTTGGTGTATCAAGTGAATCAACACAATCAACAAACGTTATTGCTGATTATTCATCAGTCACTTCTTCCTCATATGCAGTGTTAGACAGTGGTTGGGTATACTCATATGACAGATATAACGACAAATACTGCTACGTGCCCTCTAATGGACATACAGCGGGTATTATGGCAAGGTCAGACTTATTAAGAGACCCATGGTTCTCACCTGCTGGTTTCTCAAGAGGTCAATACTTAGGTATTACTAAACTTGCTTTTAATCCTTCACAATCATCAAGAGATGACTTATATCGTGCAAGAATTAACCCAATTGTTACCTTCCCAGGCCAAGGAACAGTATTATTCGGAGATAAAACAGCACTAACTTCACCTTCTGCATTCGATAGAATCAACGTAAGAAGGTTATTCATAGTATTAGAGAAAGCAATTGCAGTTGCAGCTAAATCACAACTCTTTGAATTCAACGATGCATTCACAAGAGCTCAGTTTAGAGCTGCTGTAGAACCTTTCCTAAGAGACGTTAAGAACAGACGAGGTCTAGTAGACTTCTCAGTATTATGTGATGAAACTAACAACACTGATACAGTTATAGATAGAAACGAATTTGTATGTTCTATCTTTGTGAAACCTGCTAGAAGTATTAACTTTATAACTTTGAATTTCGTTGCTGCTAGAAGTGGTGTCGATTTTGAAGAAATTTACAGTGCAGTTTAAGGAGAAATAAATGGCAACTATAGACCAATTTAAAGCACAACTTATCGGAGGAGGCCCAAGAGCTAACCGATTTAAAGTTTTCATACCAAGAGCTGGTAATAAGATTGAATTCTTATGTAAAGCTGCTAATATCCCTGCGGCTACGTTGGGAGAAGTTGTGGTTCCTTTCAGAGGACACAATCTTAAACTTGCTGGAGAGAGAACATTTGCTGACTGGCAGATTACAGTTATCAATGATGTTGAGTTCTCAGTAAGAAGTGGTCTAGAAGCATGGCAAGAAGAGATTCAAGCATTAGATAGTGGAGAAGGTTCAACAACTACAGACTATCTTATTTCTAGAGCATTCGTAGAACAGCTTAACAAAGATGACTCAGTCCTTGCGAGATACGAGTTTTTCAACATGTTCCCAAAAAACATAGGTGAAATTGCTTTATCATATGATACAGTAGATGCACTTGAGGAATTTACAGTTGACTTTACTTTCTCTCACTGGGAAAGAGTTCAATAACTTTTACAGTGAAAAGTGACCACTATAATGTGGTATAAATATTAGTATGGAAATTTTAGGGTTTGAAATAAATCGTAAGAAAGACGATTTAAGAACGATAGAGGACAAAAATCAAAAGTCCTTTGTCCCACCCGTTGACGATGATGGAACTCCCGTCATTGAGCAACAGAGTGGTTTCGTATCGGGTGCAGCCTACGGGTCGTATGTCGATATGGAAGGTGGTGTCAAGAGTGAGGCAGAACTCATTCGTAGATACCGAGAAACCTCTTTGGTTCCCGAGTGTGATTCGGCAATCGAAGATATTGTTAATGAGTGTATCACTTCTGACACATCAGATAAGATAGTATCACTCGACCTCAGAGATGTAAAACTCTCTGACAGTATCAAAACTAAGATACAAGAAGAGTTTAATCACATCTTATCTATAATGAAGTTCAATCAGAACTCTCATGAATTATTCAGAT